ACTACCAGTTAATTAAATTTGTTTATTTATCATATCTTGTGTTTCTTTCATTCTGTACGATTTTCCCGTCATGTTCAGTAGAATCGCCTTGTGCGTTAGCCTGTCTACCATTGCTGTAACTAGTACTTTGTCTGCAATAATCTCGTCCCATCTGTTGAATGCGAGATTTGTTGTAATGACGGTTGTTTTCTTGTCAGTTCTGAGTGACAGATGGTTGAACAACATCTCCGCTCCCGCCTTGTCACAAGAAACGTATCCGAACTCGTCGCAGATGACCATGTCGTATCGTTCGAACTTGTTCTCGAGTGCCCTTAGTGTCATTGCGTTCCGGCATTCCCTTATCTGCGTAAGCAGTCTGGGCACGGAAGTGAACAGTACGGAGTATCCCGCGTTACAGGCCGCAATCCCCAAGGCTGTAGCCAGATGGGTCTTTCCGGTACCGGGATTCCCGTATAGTATAAGGTTGCGCCCTTCCTTGATGAAATCAAGTGTCTCAAGGTTTGGCAAGGCCTTCCGCGCTTCTGGCGGAAGCGCGTCCGTGTCTATTTCGTTGAGGTATCGCAACTGTGGGAACGCGGCATTTTTGATGCGATGCCGACGCTGGTTCTCCGAGCGGTTTTCTTTTTCCTGACGCAGGAGTTCGGCCGTGAACATCCACAGGTTCCATCGTTCATCAAGTCCTTGCTGTATAAGCAGGTCGATGTCGCGTCGTACCAGAGGGAGTTTGAGGTCGAAGGCATACGCACGTATCCGTTCGCGTATGGAGTCTTGATTTTCGTTTTGTTCCATTGCTATGCAATTTTTATGTTGTTAGACGGTAACTTTGTTTACAGGTTGTTGTGTGGCGCCACATCCGATCATCGCCGAAAGTGTGTCCAATGTCTGTGAGGCCGATTCTTCAATGGCGGTCTGTTGTGGATCGGACGGGGTCAGGGTGGCCGCGTCTTGACGGACGTTTGCGGTTCCATTGCCGTCACTGGCCAGCATCTCGGCGCTCAATTGTTCGGAAGACAGGCGTTTGAGTCCCCGGGAGGACAGACGGTCTGCCGCAGCCAGTATGTCGGCATAAGTGCGCTGGTTGTCACGGGTAAACACGAGCAGTTCGACAAACGATCTGGGAGAATCCGTAAAATGTTTGCGAAACAGTGCCGCCACGTCCGGGTGTACCTGTCGCATGGCCGTGGTTCGTCCCAACGCCGCAGGCTTGCGAAGGAACGTGCCCAGATAGTGCATCAGGTCGATACACCAGTCACCGAGACGCCGGGAGCGTACATGCGTGGCTACCTTGTCGCGACCGTCAAGCACGACAATACGCTCGGAATACATCTTTATGGGTACCTCCCGACCGACAAGCCGGTCAGGCACAGAGTAATGCACACCATCGACGGTAATGGTGGAATACTTCCCGACACGGGCATGCCGCTGCTCAAAGCAGCCCATGTCACCGTGGTCAAGCGGCCGCAAAGCCGCAATATCGGCCTGTACGCGCTCCTTCTTCTCTTGCGCAGACATGTTGGAAGCCTCCCCGTTGAGCCTGTCACAGACCTTGTCAAGATGACACTGCGCCTGCTCCAGCGAACCGAAACGGACATCATAGGCGAAAGCCCGCCGGCGGATATGTTCCACCGAACGCTCCACCTTACCTTTCTCCCATCCCGAACGCGGATTACAGAAATGAGGGGTGAAACAATAGTGGAGTTCCATGCGGCGCAGGGCATCGGTATGTTCGCGCTCCTGTCCAAGGAACTTCTTGACGGCCACCCGCATGTTATCGTAGGCCATTACTTGCGGCGTGCCCCCCAAAGCACGGAAGCAGTTGCGGTGTGCTTCCATCAGGGCCAACGTGTCCTCGCGGGAGAACAGGTATGCCCGCCGCAGGTTGCTATGGTTCATCGTGAACACGGCCATGTGCAGCTTCGTCTTGACACCGGCAATCCAAAGTGTCAGCACGCCCCAGTCAAACTCGCACCGGAACCCCGGTTCATACTCCTGGCGGATGAACGCCGCCGGGGACTTGGCTGGAGCGGACACCGCCACTTCCAATGCACGGACATACTGGCATACCGTCGAATAGGCAATCTCTATGCCTTGATCGCGCAACCGGCGCCACATGTCAATCTTGCGCATCTGCTGCTTGCGCAATCCGGCCGCGGCATTAGACCGGTTGCGGGCCATGAAGCCGTCTATCGCCTCCATCACCTGCTGGTTCATCACTCTGCGGACACGTTTGCTGCTGTCATAGCGCACCGGCTGCTGCAGGTACGTGTCCATTGCTTCCGCATCGGGGTTGTCACCGACCGCTTGTTCGAAAGCCCGGAGATACTTGCGTACAGTCTTGCGGCTCATGCCGTTACGACGGGCGATCTCACGGATGCTCAATCCGTCACGCCTATAGGCGAGAATTATGGAATCTCTTTCTTCCATGTGGTACATATTATGAACGCCATTGGTTTTTATGAATATACCAATTTTGTTCGGTTAAACATACCCATGGGTGGGGCACTTTTTAAATGTTGTTCCGGGTCCCTTTTCAAGTGTTAGCTACAGACCGATGTTATACGGACTATACAACACGTGATATAGTAACCTATAAGAGGGATTATGCTTTGGAGCAGGTCAAGTTTTGTGAGCAGGCATTATCCGAGTTTGATAAGGAGGGTAAGAAATGAAACAGACAGTAGAAGAAGCAGCTAAAGAGTGCAGACGTACAACTGCCCAATCAATGGGTGTATATGCCCAATATCACTCAATAGATGAGTGCCCTAATCATGGGATTACATATGATGAAATTGCAGAAGCTGCATTTATAAAGGGTGCCGAATGGCAGGCAAAGCAATCACCGTGGATAAGCGTTAAGGAACAGTTGCCGGAAGAAAATGAGAATATCATTATCATGTGCAAGCATGGCGCAATATTTAATGGCACATACTGTAATGGAGTATGGTTCTGTATGGACGGTTATATCAATGATGTATACAAAGACAGTCCTATTTATAGTTCAATGAGCAGCATACCTCCATTATGGGAACCAGTAGCTTGGATGCCTATCCCTTCTTTCGATGAGATACTCGAAGCCAACAAGGATGTACTGAAACGGATTAATTAATTATGAGAAAGATTGTACAGTTAGACGAATACGATTATAACAAGCTTGCAGACCTTGCCAAGCTCAATGAGAAAGAAATTGAGAAACACGCCATTGACCTATGGAAAGAAAAAGGCGTGGCAGAAATAACAATCAAGATAGACACTGGAAGAGATTATAATGACTACTGTCGTATTGATTGCTCTACATATCTCTTCTATAAAGATAACAGGTTCTACATTCCAGAGAATGTACGGGAGAGATTTAGGAAAATTGTCAAAGAAAATGTAATGTGGGACATTGAAGAACGGTTTGGAGACTTAAAAGGAGCGATAAACAAATTCAATCGGGAAGCTAAATGGATTGGTTATACAAAATTTGTACTTTATATGATTGCTTTGTCCGGTTGGGCTGTAGCTGCTGTGTTGTTTCTTATGCGTTAACAGTATTTAATATGGAAAGATATAGGATTGTAAGAGAAACAAAATATAGCGGCTGTATTCCAATAACTACGTATTTTGTACAAGTCAGAAAAGAAAGCCGTCTTTCGTATGGGTGGACGAACATTAAAGGCTTTGATACCTATAAGAAAGCGAAAGAGTTGTTGGATATTCTATACGGCAATTGACATGAAAACAGACCTCATTTTCTTTATTGCGATATTCGTCATCGCAGTATTATTCATCGGGCATTTCCGGTTGACATTTTCGCCGTTCAGCATATCACTCCCTTATTGGCATAGAGCTTTAGGGGTTGTCCTTATTGTTGTAGGATGTTTGATTTACAACATAGGTGAACATATGTCCGGCTATAAGAAAGGGTTGGATAACGGTATGGAAATAGTCTTGAAACAATTGAAGAAACGGTATGAACGACCAGGTGATTAATAAAGAAAAGATATTGCCAATGGTTACAAAAAAAGGCTATCTTCCCAGACAGCCAATCTTTTTTATTAACCTTAATCTAATACTATGAAAAACACATTGCAAAGGTACGGATTTGTGGAAGTTATGCAAATTATGAGCCTTTGTTCAGCCATCTTATAACATGGTTTAGCAAGCGGATATGTATGTTAACCATTAACGTAATAGATTTATAAAATTAACAAATAGTCAATGAGTAGAAATGAAAATGTCTGGACTGATGCGAAATGTGCAGCCCTTCGAGTTGAGTTCCTTACCAGTCGTGAGGAACTCTTTTTGTATGCAAAAGCCATCTATTCCGCTATGATATGGGGTAGGGAGGTGAACGAGCAAAATCGGATTATTCAGGAAAAGAATAACTCTGTAAAATAAAAAAAAGGAGAACCAAGCGCACGACCACTCAATCCTCCCTCACACGATTATGATGCAAATATACTATTTACTTTTAAAATAATCGTGTTATGGAACTGGATTTTAACAAAATAATTCGTCTTAAAAAGATTCGTATTGAGAAATCAGAACTTTCAGAGGAAGAAAACGCCTTGACCGCCCCAATTTTGAAAGACAAAAGCCTTATCCATGAAATCTACAAGATATTCGTTGAGTTGCTGAATGAGAGAGGATGTCCACCGAATATTGACAGTGTAACCCAGCGGAAGAAGTTCATTTTCATTATCCTGTATCTGTTTTCTCCAAGCTCGCTTGCCGGTGGAAAAATGACAGCAGGGTTACGACCTGAATTAGCAAGGGTTCTTGGTGTTCAATCAGAATGTACCATTTCCGACAACTGTGCGGATGTCGTGTTTTTGTATCAGAACTATGGGGATTTCAGTGGGGATATAGAGTATCTTTACACCGAAATCGTAAATCGGTTAAGAATCAAAGGGCTAATCAATTAATGAGCCGGAGTTTAGTGCTCCGGCTTTTCTGTTCTCAAATGGTCAACAACACTTTGCAACCTATCTGCATCTTTAGGATTGAAAATAAATTCGTCAAAATCTCCATATGCACTTCGATGACCAAATATGTACTTAACAGCATGGATAATTCGTTTGAGTACATTTCTTTCGGGTTTTAAGTGTACGTTGCAATATACTTCCTTTTCATCCTCAAAATATGACATCACAATCTGATGTTCGATGCTGTTGCATTCACAAATAAAGAGTTCTTTTTTATCCATGGTTGTTTATAACATAGTTGCAACTTGCTTTTCTACGGCTGATTTAATAAAAGCGTTTATTGATATTCCAGCCTGTTGGGCGAGAATGGCAATTTTGCTATGTACCTCTGGGGAAATTCGTATGTTCAGGGAACCAGAATAACTTTTACGCGGTGTAATTCCGGCTTCCTTACAATATGCTATATAATCATCCACAGCTCCTTTAAAATCCTCTTTCAATTCAGATACAGTTTCACCTTCATACGAAATCATTGTATCTTTTGGCAAATCAAGGACTTTTCCAAATAGGCAATTATCTTCATCGCTTATCTCAATACTTCCTATGTAACCTTTGTAAGTCAATGTTTTCATATTAATTTATTTTTAGTCAGAAATTCAAATACTTGTTTCATTACATACCCTTTTACGATACTTCCTGGATGTGGCTTATGCGCAGTGTACGAGCTTTCCCCTTTTGCGAAAATGACACGTGACCCACTTGTTTTTCCTTTGTTATCTATCTTATATCCGAAAATGGAGAACAAGCGTACAAGCTCATCCCAATTAAAATCTTTTGGCTGGCTTTTAAAGCGTTCTATCAACTTCTCTTTTGTACCCATAATTTAATGGTTTATGCAAATGTAACTATTTTACAGTTGCAGAACAAGTGATTTACTGTTTTTCTTCAATCTCAGCCACAATTTTCTTTAGCTCCTCTATCGTATCGGCTTTGTAGAAGTTTTCTTTATACTGGATAAGGGCGGTGAGTTCACTATCTTCTCCTTTACAAGTGGAAGAGTTATTTGTTTCGTCTCGGAAGAAGTCAACTATATTGCAATCAATGGCGTCGGCTATCTCTTTCAACTTTTTGTAGGTGGGATTTCCTTGTAAGGTAAGAGTAAGAGTTACTCTATTTACACCCATCTTTTTTGCTACATCCTGAATGGTGTAGCCCTTTTCTTTAATGATGCTTTTTATATCCATTTCAAATGTATATTATAATAAACGGAACAAATATAATATGATAAAATCAATAATGCAATAAAAGTAGCTGTTTATTGCATCAAGAAGATTGATTTATTAATAAATATGTAATTGTATACCCTTACAATTGTGTTTTTGCTAATGTTTATTAAATAGCTACATTTTTATCTTTATTCTATTTGAAGTGTAATTATAAACCCATACATTTGCATCATCAAACAAGAAGTAATAACAATTAAAAGATATACGATTATGGCAGCATCAGTAATTAAACAAAGAACAATAGAGAAGTTCATCATGTCAGAGTTTGTACAAGGCAATTTGAACACAAAAGAACAAGTAAGCTGTATGCTCATTTTGATTCAAAAGAAGCTGGGTATGTCAGTAGAGCAAGCAAGTGACTTTATGAGAAACACAATTGGTATTAACGCTTAAATATACGATCATGGCAACAAAGAAGATTGATGAAAAGAAAACATTGAAGTATGCAGTAGCATTCTACTTCTGTACATCAGGTAAGATAAACTTCATGTTAGGCAATAAAATGTATCAGCATATAAATACTGTTTATGACCAAAGAGAAGATGGCAGAGGCTTCAATACCTGTGAAGTTGTTTATAACTACAAGGCTCAAAAGTACGAGGTTCTGAATGTAGATACAGAGATAGGCAACAAAGAGATTACGATATTATAAGTTTAACCAGCAGGGTAAAAGCCCTGCGCAATATATAAGATTATGAACGTAAATGAAGTTACAGTAGGTTTGAGATATAGAGTATCAGGTGATTTGTCTAATGGCTGTCATGCAGACGGTACGCCACGCATATCGCACGATGATGTAGTAAGAGTAATCAAGCGAATTACAGATACCCACGTGATTTTAGAGTGTGGACGTATGTTCGTCATTAACGACAATCTTAAAATAGAGAAATTCTAAGTTTAATCCGGTAGCCTTCGGGCTACCACAATATACACGATTATGAAAGCAGATTTAGTTTTAGTTATCAGCCCTGAAGCCCCACTGATGAAACAACTGGGCAAAGTGTTGGGTAAGCTATGTACGCCGTACGACTTCTCTACTATAGAGAGGGGTGAAAAGTACATCACCATACAGCATGATGAAACTGGGCTTGTAGTGGCTTATACGAGTGAAGAAAGATTGAAAGCGAAACTTTAAATATAAATGATTATGAACTCAATAAACGAAAACGGTTGCAGCGTATGCCAGCCCGGTAAAGAGAATTACACTACCTACACAACGAAGTTAGGCAGAAAGAGAATGAGAATGTATCAGTATGACTACCGTACTGAAAGCGGTGAGTTGTTTTCTTGTTGTGCACCTACCTTAGAGCAGTGCAGAGAAAGACGGGACAAATGGCTTAGTTCACAACAATAACCTGATTGTTGTGTATAACGATTGAAGATATTTCGTTATCTTTGGTTGTGGTAGTACCTTTGGGGTACTATCGCGGGGTGTAGCAGTGGTAGCTTTTCACTTTGACTTGGTGAAGGTCGGTTGTTCGATTCAGCCCCCCGCAACTATTGAGTATTAATTAAAAAAATGACACGATTATGAATGCATTAACATTACAGATTAAAAAAGATAGTTTTCAATCTATCTTAAAAGGTGAACAAGACATAGAACATAGATATGTTTACCCCTCAAATGTTACAAGATATGTATATTTTGAACACGATGGCAAAAGATACAAACGGCAAGAAGATATACCAAATGATGATAAGGATGTGGATGTAGTACCAATAAAGTATGACGCTTTGGTTCTTATAAATGGCAGACGAAAAGATGCGCCACGTCTTACGGTGGAGGTTAAGAGTGCTGAATTTATCATTTTTACAGATGAAGATGGTAACGACCAAGTATTTGAAGAAAACGGCAAAGAATATCTTGTTTGCCAAGTATGGTATCATTTGGGTAAGATACTTAGTACAGATAATGTTTGATTGTTTAATTTTAAAATTTATTAGCTGAGTCGGTAGTACAAGGAGAAGAATTAACAGAACAATGGGACCGCGCCGTAATGTGAACGGTGCAGGGGCTGGTGGTAGATTGGTTGCCAGACGTGGCGGTGAAGCTGGTACAACGCAGTTAGGAAATAGAGACCAAAGACGGTATGACTTACGTGTTGCCTTTGGGGTTCGTGGAGCAAATGGTTCAAATGGTTAGCCTATGAACAAGTATGCCCTTACAATGCAGATAATACGCAGTGTTCGTGATAAAACGGACACTGCTGTGTTGTTTTATTCAGCCGGTGGTAAAGACGGTATAGCTTTATTGGATATGCTTGCAGGTGTATTTGATAAGGTTATATGCTATTATATGTACCTCATACCAAATTTAGACCATGTGCAGCCTTATATCAAATGGGCAGAAAATCATTACAAAAATGTAGAAGTACGCAAAATTAGACATTTTCAGCGTGACTATTACGATTTCTGGGGCTTTTTTCGTGAACCAGATAGTTCTATAAAGCCGAGAAAGATTGGTGAAATAGAACAATTTGTAAGAGAAGAGACAGGCGTCATGTACGGATTCAGCGGAATGAAAGGCGTAGATGGCTATATGAAACGGATGCGTTTAAAGAAGTTTGCTAAAACCGGCTATGTAACAGATAAAGGCATGGTTTATCCTCTTGCATTGTGGACAAACAAAGAAGTGCTTCAATATATTAGGCAAAGTGGATTGATACAACCTTTTATCTATGATGCAAACGCTATAAGTCAAGGATTTACTATTGATTTAAATACGATGCTATTAATGCGTAGTAAATATCCCAATGATTATAAACGCATTTTGAAAGAGTTCCCATATTCCGAAAAATTAATATTCGATTATGAAAGAGAACAAAATAACTCAACCGGAAAGTAGAGAAATACAGCGGAGTGATATAAACTTCGCTAACTACAATCCTCGCAAAATAACACAAGAAGCAAGAAAGAACCTGAAAGCAAACCTAAAGCGTGTAGGGTTGCTTGGTGGTATTGTATGGAATGAGGTTACTGGCAACCTTGTTTCTGGTCATCAACGTATTTCAGTGATAGATGAAGTAAATAAATACAATCCGGACACGAGAACTAATGATTATTTGATTCGTGTTGAAGTAGTTCACATGGACGAAAAAACTGAAAAAGAGCAGAATATCTTTATGAATAACAGAAGCGTACAAGGCGATTTTGATTCAGATATGTTAAAAGATATGCTTGATGGAATTGATTATAGCCTTGCCGGACTGAATGACTTCGATTTGAATATGCTTGGAATTGGTGACTTGGACTTTTCTATTAACGATGATATTTGGAGAAAGGAAGATATATTGGACGATTCGTTATCAGCCATAGATGAAGCTACTAAAGAAGGTAAAGAGAATAAAGACATTAACCGTTCCAATAATTTTTATGAGGATTCAAAAGAAAATCAAATTGTACGTCACAATGAAGTGCAAAAGATAAAAGACAGAATTAGCAACCAAAATAGCTTTGAAAAGGATAACGGAATGTTAAGCTATGTCGTGCTGTCTTTTAATAGCCCAACAGAAAGGGCTAATTTCATGAAGATGTTCGGTTATGGATTTGAAGAACGATACATTGATGGAAAAGAATTTATGGATAGAATAGAATTTGGGGTAGAATAATGGCGAACGAACAGAATTTAACGCAGAAAGGCAAACGCATTAGCACAGAGAGAGCGCAGGAACTCGCAAGACTTTCGGCTGAATCGAGAAGACAGAAAAAGGAACTTGTGAAAACCGCAAGAGAGTTTGCCATTGCTGCGTTGAATGCTGAAACTACAGATGATAAAGGTCGGAAATACATTGTAAAGGATGCCATGATAAAAAAACTCATAGCGAAAGCTGTGGGTGATGCAGATTTGAACGCTATAAGGTATTTATTAGAACTTATCGGTGAATCTCCTGCTGATGAAAACCAAAAGATTGCAAATGCTGATATTCCAACAGACATAGAGCATGGCATCAACATTGATTCCTGGATTAAAGACAAGCTAAAATGATAGTACCCCAAGAAATTTACCATCCATTATATGAGGATAAGGAAAAATTTATAATTCTTATCACCGGTGGGCGTGGTAGCGGAAAGTCTTTCAATGCTTCTACCTTCATAGAACGGTTGACTTTTGAAATGACACCGGCCGAGAAGATAGTTCATCAGATACTCTATACTCGCTACACGATGGTTTCTGCCGGTATGTCTATCATCCCCGAAATGATGGAGAAGATAGATTTGGACGGTACCACGAAATATTTTAGATTTTCACTGGTTTGACTTAACCGATTGAAGAATAAACTTTTAGCGAATTATTTGAGAAGTAGTGGTAACGAGTTAGCAATCGTGCGAATTTCTGCGATTTGCGATGCTATGCTGTCAAATAACTCTTTCGGCGACAAAGATATAATAATTCTATGAAAGAGCAATAAGCATAACACTAATTTCATTGCTCCAAACCATCGGGAGTTGTCCTTATCAATCTTTGCCCCTTTAACTTGAATTCGGACAGATATTCATTTGAAGCGATTAATTGCTGCAATATCTCTTTTTTCATTGTTCACCTATGTTGTTTTTACGTAACAGACGTTTGGCAATGTATGAAATGGCACAAGATAGAACCCTCAACTTTACAATCGTGTCGAAATAGGATTTCAAGACGTGTCGCATACGTCCTCCGCTTGCCTGTCCTCGATTGCACCAACGGCGGACATAGGTGTAACTGTCGCTGAACATGCCGCTGTGAAACATACAACTGTGTTTGTTTTGCCGGGCATCCTTTATTATTGCAAGAACTTCTTCCTCTCTGCCATGATGGATAAGTGCCATAAGGTAAAGCAGTCTGTCGGGGTCATGATCCATTTTGGTCTCGTCAGGGAAAAACTTGTCAGCATCGGGATTGGTTGTTAAAAATATTAATATTTCGGCTGTTGCTGCATGAAATACCGCTTCAAACATATCTGCAAGTTTACTGTCATCTGTCGTTTCTGCAATCTTGTAGGAAGCCAACACTTGTCCGGACAAAGAATATGCACCTGTGCCACGCAGGCTTAAAGGCTCATTCTTATTCTCGGTTGCGTTCCAAATATCCCACCACAACTCATCGGCATACATCGGTTTGACGGTCAACCGGGCTTCTTCGGTCAGGAAATACAGACAGAAAAAATATCCTGCTTCCACCTTGAAGTTGATGTAGGAGCTTTGACGAAAACCAAATTTACGGCTCTCGTTACGCCTTGCATCAGCTATCTTTTTGTTGTATTCCTTACTGTTCATCGCTTGTCTCCTTTGCTCCATTTTTTATAATCCAGCGTTTGGTAATGTATGAAATGGCACAAGATAGAATAGGAGCGCAGATTAACCAAAGTAACATTATAATTCCGACCAACTCGTTATTGGTAATGTAGTGCCCTTCGTCAGGAGGTATATTTGCAGGACGTTCGCCATTATCATTCCAATCCCATACAGAGCCGAACAGCACAATGGCAAGCAATACTGTTGTATTCAGAAATAGAAACCCTCCCAATTTCCACCATTGGCTGCCTTTGTATAGTTTCCATGTCATAGCACCACCTACAAGAAACAGACAGCAAAAGACGAAGGCAATGAAATTGAACCACAATAAATGGTTTATCCACAATATAAATATGCAGATACTCGTGCATACCAGCACGATTGCTTCAAACTTCCAAAATCGTTTATCGGTCAGTTTCATAGCTTTTAAGGTCTTTCGGATTAAACTTCATTATCATTATTGACGAGATTACCACCACAAGCAATGCTCCTACTCCGGCATACAAAGAAGCTACAGCCATAGTTTCAAGGTCGCTGGATCTGTTATGAAACCATAGGATGCCAAACATCTGATTTGCCCATATCGTTGAAAACAGAAGATTAGAACAGCCTACGAATAGCGACACAACGTTGTGGGACAACTTAAATATCGTATATCCGAATATAATCTGAAGTATCGGCAGGATTAAGCATATACCTCCTCCCCATTCATAAAATGCCGAACTATATACAATTTGAAGATATGTAGCAACGCATACTAATAACAGTTTGGCAATAGATTTACGTTCACCGCGATTCTCTCTTATCAAAATTGCCAGACTTATCAACAAAGCTAATGACAAATCAAATAACAGCCTATCTTGCATACTGATTTCATCTTCATTGGCTTTAGGAACTGCATAGAGCATTATTATTGCTTCTATCAGAAACAATGATATTAGCTTCCACTGTTTCATATTTTCTCAATGATTAAATCTATTGAACCGTCTTCAAGTGCATTATATTCGTCCAAATGTATATGTGTGCCACATGGCACATCTACCTGTGCTAAATTGAGCAGATGATTTACCATCGAAATAAGCCCTTCTCGATTTGCAGAAATAACAACTTTGTTATTTTCGCTTGCGACTTTTATCATATAACCGTCACCCCAGCAAAGCTGAAGCCCTGTGTTTTTATTGTATTCTGGTATATCTATTTTCATCTATACTTCTAATTTTTATACGGTTTCTTTCTGAAATCTACCCACAAAGGTACAAAAAAGTACCGATTCATCAGTCATTTGTGGACGGTACTTTTTTGTACCTCAATGCAATAAGCCGATTACAGTTTCATTCCTCTGCTTTTCCTTTGCGGTTGTATAGGTCGGCGAATATTCTGCCTTAGCTTGTCGAACTGTTCCTTGAACCACTCGGCAATGGGCTTTCGGTCAACGGCAAGAACCAGTCTCGTCCCGTCCGTGGGGTCTTTCACGACTTGAAACCCAGCCTTTTCGGTCGTGAATTTCCGTCCGTGTTCCTCCGAGTAGAGTTCCCCTGCATACTCCAACGGCTTTCCCTTGACGAGCGTTGCGGTCTGCCTTTCATCGAACCCGACAAGGCGGCAGAGGTTTTCGATACGGAGCATTTCACGGAAATAGGGAAACCATGCCGCAGCCTTTGCGATTACCGTTTTCAGAAACGATATTTCCTGCTTGTGCCTTGTGTCCTTATCTGTTATCTCCCTGCGGTGCTTCCGTTCTACTTCCGCCATCTGTCGGCTGTGGTCTGCCTGCATGGTCTGTATTCTATCTTGCAGGGCTTCGATGGTTTCCTCGTGGCCGGCTACCTCCCTATGCAGGGCGGTGTTCTCTTTTTCCAATGTCTTGACCTTGTTGCTGCCGAAAAGAGAACCGACACTCTCGGCGATGTTGGTGGCTGCGGTGGTTGCCGCCCCTTTCAGCTTCTCGGTCTGTATTTCTTTTTTCGCCCGTCTTAGTTCTTCCCGTGCCGTTTCTTTCTGCTGTTGCAAATCCACCACTTCCGCTTTGAGGTCGTCGGAGAGTTTCTGTATATCCCGATAATACTGCTGCGTGGACTTGTGGCGAGCCTTCGAGCCGTCTATGCCCCTTTGCAGCCCGTATTTTGCCATCGCTTCGGCATAGGTATCTTGGTAGGACTTCAATTTCAGCCGTGTCATAATATCGTCTGCGCACAGCCTCACGGTGTCGGTCGGCTTCTTGCGGTATCGCTTCTTTGTCTGTTCCTCCCTTTTCCTGCGCTTTCGCTCTCCCTTGACGATGGGAACGAGCGTAACGTGTATATGCGGTGTTTCCTCGTCCCTGTGCAGGTGAGCCGCCACGATGTTCTCCTTTCCGAACGTATCGGCGAAGTATTTCAGATTGTCGGCGCACCACTCGTCCAAACGCCCCTCTTCCTCTATCCGCTTCATGTCCTCGTGCGTTCCCGACACGTTGATGCGGATTGCCCGTACTTGGTTACTTCCGATTTTGCGTGTCAGCCCCGCTTCTTCCAATCTCCGCTGTATAGCCGCCGAACGGTCTTTCACCCCGTCGGGGTATTCGATGAGCCTGCGGTTTAGGTGCGTGCGTGTGGGGTCGGCGTTCTTCGGTATGATGAAACGCTCGATATGTGCGGTCGTTCCGCTGTCGCTGCCGTGCGCCTTTTCCATGTGTAAAACTACGAAACCCATATATTCTTCCTTTCTTTTTTTG